CCTAACTGAGAACAGATGAATCCCACCACTTCGTGGAGGGTTTGAGCGATAGGTCGCCGCCTTTTATGAAGTTGGGAAAGCTTGAGAGCAACATTGCTCTCGCTTTGCTCGGATCAACGTGTTTCCTCCAACTATCATTGAGGATCGACAGAACAGTCGAATAACGTCGTTGTCTAAGGAGGTACTCAATCTTCTTAGTCTCCGAGCCAGAAAGTCTCACATATAAATCATCCTTATTGTACTGCAAGTCGCAAAGTACTTTTGATAGATTGGTTTCCTTAATCTTGACTTGTTTTGATACATCTTTAAAGTGCAAATACTGAGGTTTACGTCCCTTTTCATTACGCATTACTCGTCGTCGTGTCTCGATCTGAGAACGAGCGAAGGTTAGGATTTCTTCACATGATACCCCTTGTGGAGCACCAGGGCTAGAACGTAACTCTTTCCTGAGACCGGAGATTATTGGATCAGAATCCATTTTCAGTAATCTCGTCGGCCCATGTTTCAGGAAATTGTGTACGGTCGCCAGTGACGCCTTACCAAAACCTCCTCCTCCTTGCTGGAATGTTCCAGGGAGGCCAGGAATGCATAACGATTTGTAACACCTCAGGGCAGTTCGTCTAACGACCTTAAGAGTAGTACTAGATCTTGATATTTTTAATAGATCTAAAGCGCTGAGTCTACCTTTTCTGCCTGATAAGGATTTTATACCAGTACTCTCGGCTATTCGGTGTAGCACCATAGCCTTAGCTTCATTGTTTGGAAGCCTAACAACAAGTCTTTCACAGAATACACCATGTCTCCTTGAAATGTAAGATTTCTCATTATTTACTTCAAGTCCTAGAGCGTGAATGATTTGTTTATAAGATTTGATCTCTTCATCAGTCCATAGACCTATGAGATCATCTCCGCAAATTGCATACGAACCCTTTTCAGCCATTACTTCAGCTGCAAATGCGTTCAGTATACATAAGACTGTCCATCCCGGACCGACTCCCATAAGAGCTCCACACGTAGCTGGTGCAGTTACCTTTTCACCAGTGACCGGTTTTGTGTATTCTATATCGTGAGGTTGGAAGCATATTTCGACTGCCCTGGAGAACCATTCAGGCATGTCCTTTACGTTATCCTTCAATCGATATAGCACAAATTTAGTTAACTCTATGGAGATGGGGTCAGTAGATCGTCTTAGATCAGCGGAAAATAACTTCGTGTTAGGTAATTTTGACTTAATTCTCACCTCCTTATTTCTTAAAATAGATCGGGTAAAGGCGAGACCCTTCAAAAGGGGCATTAGGCAAGCAGTAAGAGCACGTGAACACCAGTTGACGACAGCTGTATGAACTGTAGCAACTCTAATCTTTCCTTCCGGAAGTACTATTGGCAGTAACTTGGCTAATCGTACTGATGATGGATCGGATTTTAGAGCGCGCTGGAATATGACTGTAAGATCTTGTGTCTTATCTTCCTCCTTTGCTTTCTGCATATAAGTTTTATTAACTCCAAACATTAAGCGTTGAAATAGGGCAAATGACTCGTTATTTGCGTTATTGTTCTCCCCGCTTGATCCCGGTGGGGGCCCAAAGAACTTGGCCATTTCCCCAAACATCTTATTGAAATCACTGTCCCTTGCTGGTTCCATTCCCTGAGTGCCCCCTAAGGACTTAGTCTTTTCGCGTATCTCCTCGTCACTTGGAGTCGAGAAGCGGAAAAGAGCTTCAAAGGAGCCCCCTTTCTTTGAGCTGGAATCGCTAGCACCTTTACCGGAAGGCATTGGTAGATTATGATTCGTTCGGCATTTCTTGTTACCGAAAATACGATCGATGAATTTACCTAGCTTCTCGTAAAGTTCATGTGATACTTGATGTTTAGGCGATGTTATTCGTTCAAAAGCGGCATCTGTTTCCATCTGAATGTCTTCTTTGCTGGGTGGGTTTACAACTATTCCACGCGCTAGAGAGCTCGCAGTAAACATCCTAATCTTATCGAATTTGTGACTGCCCTTTATGGTCATAAGTTCAGCCGAGAATTTTCGTTGATCTAACGCTAGTTCTCTGGTAAGATTAGAGTAATGTTTTGCGGCCTTCTGTAGCCCCATGTCACACATAGTTTTGACTATGGTGAGCATCTTCACAATGCAACTTCGATTGTGAGGTGCGTAGTAGTTGCCCTTAATTTCCCCAAAGAGCAGTTCTAAAAACAGTCTTATGCCAGTCCAGTTCTTGCGAATAAGCCTTATTTCGTTTCCTAATTGAGTACTGAGAGGAGTTTGTTGATAAACACTCCTCATGTGAGCAGGGATTTTGCGGACGTCCAGTTTAAGTGGACGAATTAACCCGTAACACCAATTCAAGATTTCCTTTCGTGGCGAAATCTTCAGACCTACAGAGACTAGAGCTTTAATAGTGCTTAAGAGATACTTGTCGATCACAGTATCCCTAGTCTGTCCCAAGGGTTGATTGGTTATTTTGGGCGAACCACTGGTTCGTCCGTGATGACGGTGAATTCCATGAGAACGGTTACTCTTGTTCTTATCTTGAGTTGTTCTTTTGCTTGAGGTTATGGAATTCTTCGTCATCAC